GGCACATAGTTAATTTCTGTTTTTGGTGCAATACCTTCGCCATAACCAATAGCATCTTTATGGAAAGCAAAACAAGTACGGTCTAATGAACCGTCAATTGCTAAACCACCTTCATCACGGTCACCAATTGTGTAGAACTTGAAGCCCAAGAATGTATCTAGTTCACCGTTTACTAATGCTTTAACTGAATTAAAGTCAGAAGATGTAACAGCTGTTTCAGCTAATAAAGCCTGTAAGCCGTTTGAGTGAATAACAATGCAACGGTCTGCTGGAGGTACATTATTTTTATCCATCAAACCTTTTGCTTGACGTAGTTTTGCTACGTTCATATTAGTATCAGTACCACCAACATCGTTGCCTACTGCTAGTGATGTGCCTGATGCAGCTAATGCAGCAAGAACCAGTTGATCTTGACGACGGCCAATAGCGTTACCTAAAACTTGAACAAGCTCTGAACGCTCATCAAAGTTTACTTTTTGTTGGCTGAAAATGTCGCTATATTCAGCAGCAATCCAGTCTTCTAATGTTAATGTTACGTTTGAAAAACCAACATTCAATGGTGTAACATCTGTTTGACCCACACGAGGTGTAGCAACGCCACGACCTACTTTAGGGAACTTAACTGTAGAACCTTCTACTCCACGACGCTGACGTACAGCACTTACCAACATTGCTTTACCTTGGTATGCTTGCTTAACTTCTGCGTCAAAGAGGGTGGTAAATGCGTTTGACAATGCAATACTCATTTTGTATCTCCTATAACGGTTTAATATAAAGTTTTTTTGTGCTGAGGTATGCCGCGAAGCGGGCCATTGCTTGCTAATTACGTTAGCCAAACGTCAAGTTATCTTGCATTGTGGGTCACAGATGTGATATGCCACATTGTGTGTTATAACACACTATTATTTATAATGCAATATTATTTTATTTAAATATATACAATTTTACATTAGTTTAAAAGCAATGGTAGAGATTTTTGATGTAAATGTTCCTGCAATATCTAAGCATCTAAGTAATATATTTCTTGAAGGTGAGCTTGAATATAATTCAACTGTTTCCAAAATGGAAATAGTTCAAATTGAAGGCGAAAGACAAGTATCTAGGAATCCTGAACACTATAACTTGGATGCTGTTATAGCTGTTGGCTATAGTGTAAAGTTATATATAGTTACCTTATTTTATTTAAATATTAAAAAGCCCAATTAAGGGCTTCTTTGTTAATCTCCGTACACTTGATTAAACAGTCGTTCTACCTTCTGTCGATACGCTGGATCTGTTTGATATTTAGGGTCTGCCACCATTGCGTTAAGTTCTATTTTAGATGGTGCTCCATCAATAGGAGTTGAGTTTGTAGGGATTCTGCCTTCATAAGTTTCACGCAATTTCATTAATGCTTTAAGGCCGTTTGCAGTGCCTCCCATAATTTTAAATTCTTCAAAGTCTTCTTTCCCCCATATGCCTTTATTAACTAAGCCTGAACCCCATTCCGTCATGCTTTTAATTATACTGTCAGCGTTAGGGCCTAATGATTTCTTTTCAGCAGCAGCGTCAAACTGTACTTGCTGTTGTTGCTGTCCTGTCATTTCAACAATAGGGCCAACTAATCCGTCCAATGCTGCTTGACTTAATCCGTACTCTTTTGCCCATGCAGCAACATGTCCTCGAACAGGGTCGTCTTCTGGAGTACTAGAAAATGATGACATATCATAGTTTCCATCTTCTGGGGCTTTGTGCTTGCCTTGACTAATTTGTTTCCGTAAATCTGTCCATGATTTAGACATAGCTTCCATGTCTGGAGCTGCATCATCTTTTTTCCAAAAGTTTTCTGGAAACCACTCTGGTCTTTCTGCTGGTGTTTCGGTTGGTTCTGTTTTTAAATGACTAATGTCGTTAGACGTTTCGCCTTCCTCAGTTGATTCACTTGAAATGTTATCCAATAAGCCTTCAACGGGTTGATCTCCGTCTTGGGGTTGGTTAGTTTCATCCATTATTTATTTTCCTTAGCTAGTTTAATTCTATTTTCTAAATCCCGTACTACACTACATTGACCCTCGCGATAAAAAGCATAACTTGGGTCAGCTCCCGGCACGGCAACAGGGTGTTCTATAATAGTTTGGCGTAACCAAACCATAAGTTTCTTACCTTCTTCTGACGATGCAAGTACACGAAAACATAATTTACTTAAGTCTTCGCGCCTTTGCATTTCATCACGAACGTCTGTTTGTTGAGTTTCTAATCCTTCCCATCCCTCGTTCATTACATTACGCCCCCTTGTTTAACGGCTTGCTCAACCATTTGTCCAGCAAGTTCAGGCTGCTCTTGCGCTACTTGTTGAGCTTGTTGTGCCATCTGCTCTTTCATTAGCTGACGCTCTGCTGCTGAGTTTCTAACGGATTGTGGTATAGCCATCTTGTCTGCAACTAAATCTAACAGCATATCTGTCTTAAGCATCATCTGACCTTCAGGGCCAGCTTGTTGTACAATTTGTGCGTATTGTAAAATGTTTTGTACATCATCCATGTTTTGTGACATAGCTAATGGTGACACTGGCGTCACTTTAATTTCAAGACCATTAACACGCAACGGTAAATCAATAATTCCACGCTCATCCATAATCTGTAGGATTTTCTCTACTAATGGAATCATTGTTTCATTTATTAAACGACCAAATGCAGAGCCTAAGTTTTGTGATAGCTGTTTCATACGTTCAATAACTTCAGTAGCAGAACGTGCTGACATATTATCTGGTGGCAATGACTCGTCTAATAGAATGGATTTAATGTTCATACGCAAATCATTCATAATAATTTGAGATACATTAAAATCACCTGAACGTGGCAATGGTTTTAAAGATTCGCCTTGCGGCCCACCGTTACGTGCAACAGGAATAATAACGCCTGGTGCAATAGTAACTGTATTTGGATTAAGAACACCATCATCAGCAGCTGTATAAACCCCAGCAATAGCAAGAGATGCGTTCTTTAGCACTAATTCAAGCACTTTGTTTAGTGTCTTAATGTCTGGTAGTGCTGTAATTAACGGACCGCGACCATAGATTTCACCAGCTACTTTCATGTAGCGAGATACGACCCACGGGCTGTACTTCATTCTACGGTACACAATTTCTGCTTTAGATTCTTTATGGATCACATGGTAACAATAGTCGCCACGTTTAGCATCAAATATAGTAGCTTCAATAAGCTCTACATCTTCTGTAGGTTTGTTCTCTATTTTCTTTTTAAGTTCAGTTGGTATCTTGGCATCTGTCCATTGTTGTTCAATAGACTCGCCTTTGATCCGCATACGTCTGTACACATTGTCAACTTTTCCATTAGCCCCTTCTTCAAATGCAACAAGGTATTGTGGTACAGGAATAAAGTTGATTGGTGTAACATCGTCACCAGGCTGCACCAGCATTACAGCTGTACCAACGCACAGGTCTAGCAACGCTTCGCCAATAGCAATATCAAAGTTTGATTGCTTAATAGTAGCAAACATCTTTGCTGTATACACATCTAACGCTGCTTGTGCTTCATCTTTACGGTCAGCAGGAATGTCTGTGCCCGCTTCAAGACGACACCACTTGCTGTGCGGTGGAAATATACCTGATTGCATACGGTTTGCAAATCGTTGTGTAGAGTTAATAGCAGTTGCGTCAAACACACGATTCATTTTTTTAGCACCACTTACTTTGCCATCATAATATCCGTCATACAAATTACGTTGTGGCAATGCAAACTCATAAGCCTCGTCATACAGCGAACGAAAGTCCTCTTTCTTTACTAAGGCAAGCTCATGCCGTTTTAAAATATCTTCTGGTTTTAATCTCATTTCAGCCATTACGTTTTACGCTTTCCACCGAGCATTGCCCCGATACTTAAAACATCATCACTGCCAAGTTGCGGTCCTTTAGATAATTTTGACGCATCAGGACTCGCTGAACCAGCTAATAATCCACCAGTTGCTCTGCCTAGTCTTGATGACGCTGCTTTTTTCTCACCAAGTTCACGTCTGCCAGTATCTACTATGTCTTTAGTTTTATTTGTCTGGTCTTCAAGAATAGCCTTAGTTCCGCGTTGCGCCCAGCCGCGTTTTGCTTTTTTACCATACAAACCTAAGATGGCATCTGTGTAAGCGTTATCAGTGTCTGTGTAAAAACTTTCGGACTTAAAGATTCCTTCTCCAGCACCTTGTGCTTTTAGATAATCAAGTCTATCAACAGAACCTATACCAGCCATAGATGCAGCCGCTCTGTCACTAAACTTAGAGATTAAGTTTGAGTTCATAGCCTCATTAAGGTCAAGACTTCTTTCTTTAGTAGCCATGATTAAGAGCCTAGCAATTCGTCAACGCCTGATTCAGGGCTTAGACGGTCTTCTGACAATAACATACGGCTACCACCACGAGTGCGTGACATTTTACGGCTTGATTCTTGTGCCGCTAAATCTCGCTTTTCTTCTTCAGCCTGTGTACGCAGCTTTTCTGTTTCAATTCGTTGTTGTTCCATCTGCGCTCTTGCTGCACTTGTATCTGCTTTTTGACCACCAATTAAACCGCCCATTACTATCTCCTAACCATTAAGTCATAATCATATTTATCCATGCTATATTGCTTCATTGTGCTTTCAGATATAAACCCGATAGCTCTAGCCCACTTTATAGCCCGCAAGTCTGTAGTTTTAACAGTTATTTGTAATCTATGCAAGCTCATAGATATCTTGCAGATATCAGTAAATGCAATTCCCACCTTAGTTGTTGCAATTGGTCTACGTCTAGCAGTGTCACCAATGACCGACCACATCTCTCCAACGCCTTCCCACAGTAGGCAACAGCCAAATACAGCAACTGGTTCTCCATGCAGCAGGCATGTAATAGCAAAGCCGTGATTAGATTGATTTTCTAGCATGGCTCTAACGCCAATCATCTTTTGTGTTGACAGCCCAGAAAACTCACTGCCTTCTATAGAAAAAGCATCTTCAATATAGAATTTAGTAAATGTAACTCCCTGCAATTTTGGCAGGTGTTCGCCTATGGTATCAAGTATTGAATACATCAAAGTCAGTCATCACCGTTCTAGCCACTATTGGCTTACTACTTGAAAGAGGGCTACGGGTCATACGTTTGTGTTCACCACCACCAAGCATCAGATACCCAAAGGCATCGCCAACGTGAGAGTGTTCGTTCTTGTTTGGCATATCTCTAAAGCGTTCATGTCCTGCACCGATTGATACGCGCTTAAAGTGATAGCCACCAGCAAGTGACTTCCTTGTCATCTTACAACTTCTGTTTACAATCAAGCCGGGCTTGCCATTAATCAAACGTTGCATTGGCGCGGCTGCACCTTCTCTACGAACCTTGAAGTCATTAGAGTGTGTAGGTTGAGCGCGTAGCCCAAGAGTTCTTAGGTAATCAAATGCAGTAACTTCATAGATGGCATCACGTTGCATACCAGCTGGGTCACCCCACATCATGATCTGTGCTTTAGGGTATTTAGCATTAAGCTCTGCAAGTAACTGCTGCCCAAACCGTTCAAGCCCCATGTCTTCAGTAACAATTTCATGAAGAATAACCCACCGATTGTTTGGGAGTCGCTGTCCAAGCACTGCCGCTGGAGTTAAACCAAAGTCAACACCGATTTGTAATGGTAATGATTCGTCATACTCAACGTCACCGCACATAAGGTTGTCATCATATTCGGGCCATACAGGTCTACCTTCTTGCACGTAAGTGTATTTACCCTCAGCGTAACAACGAATCCAGTCTAGGTTCTTTCCACCAAGCATTTGCGGGTAGTAGCCAGCAGGTAAGTTGTTTAGGTTTTCTGCCCTTTCGTTAATCTTCCACCATCGACCAGAGGCGAATATGTGGTCATTAGCTTCAGGGTTGTCAGGTAATTCACCGGGGTCTACTTCGATCACACCACCTGGCTGATTAAAGAATGTCCATGCGTAGTTTCCAGTAACCTTTTCTTTCTCAGCCACCCTATGCCACCAGTGGTCATCATCCATTGGATTGGTGTCCATGAATACGCCATGCCATTTAGCACCGCCATCACGTTTACTAGGATAACGACCAACCCTGTGGGTAAGCCCATCAATTACAGCCTTTGGTAGCTCACGCGCCTCATTAACCCACGCACCTGTTAGTTCTAACGATAGCAACTTACGAACGTCTTTAGGTTGGTCAAGAGCAAGGAATATAACTTCACAATCAATGCCAGCAGCATCACCTTTAGCTGGTAGGCGTATATGATGTGTAATCGGTGGAGTCCATAACATAGGACCAAACGTAGCTTCTGGGAAAAGGTCTAGCCATGTTTTGATGGTCGTTGTCTTAAGCATAGGGTAACTGTTACGTACTACTGCAAACCTAGAGTATCTAATGTTGTCAATAGGTGAGGCAGTTTGCTCCAATGCTTTAATGAATATCTTCGCACAACAGGCATACGATTTTCCACTTCCTACTGGCCCCATTAGTCCTTGCACGAAGTCATTGTTCTGCACAAACTTATATACGATGGGCGACTTGCTAAAGTTTAGCGTGATGCCATCAAAAGATACTTCTTTACTACTGCGCTCTTTAGTCTTTGCCATCTGTGACCTCTACGTCTATAGGTTCTGTTACTAACCAAAATTCACAACAGGGCAATTTTCTGCCCTTGTCATCTAAATATTCTGTTCCGTCTTCATCTTGATTGCACTCACAACCTCTAGGTACACAGGTATCACAATATTGACCATCTCCCGCAAGGTATATCCAATCTACTTGTGATTCGCATTTATCGCATTTATTGTTATCCATAGTACACCTTTATTATACTATTCAATCTTATCTTCGCTATCTGATACCTCTACGTCTATAGGTTCTGGAGCTACTATGTTGACACCGATGACTGATGGCTTGTTTGACTCTGCTTGCTGGTCTAGTAATCCAGATGCTTTAGCTAGTAGGCGAAGTACGCCAACCTTGTCAAACAATTCAATATCTAATGTTGCTGTAGGATTACCTTCTTTGTCGTACCTTGTAGTTGATTTGATACTTTTAATTGCCTGTAGTGCGTGTTCAGGAATGTCTTTAGACGCTCTTACTTTAATGTTGCCATCTTCGTCCCAGCTCATAATGTCCGTTAGTTTTGTATTAGCCATACTCAACAACGCATAGGACACAGCTTCACGGTTAGCTTCCAGTGTTGCAGAACGCTCTAGTGTTTTCTGGATAGTACGAACGCCACCATAGTTTTTAAGTGATGGTATTCGTTTAATTTTTCTTTTATCTTCTTGTTCAGCCATTTATTTCCTCTATCACTACAACAGCAGCACCACCTTTACAGGCTTTGCCACGGACAATATGTAAATCATCTACTTGAGAATCGTCTTCATATACGCCAGCGTCCATGAGGGCATCCAGAATAGCCTTAAGCAGATTATCAATATCGAAAATCCTGCGGCTACGAGGGCATATAACAATGTCCATGCGAAGCCTAGCAATGCCAAGTTTAGGAATTTTGTTGTTAATGACATAATCTTGTACAGCCGCTTTAAAATCCATACCAGCTTTAGAAATAAAACGTCTTTTTCCATTTGCTCTCCAGTAAGTATTTACGGATGGTGGATAAGGTAAGGTGAGTATCATACGTTAAGAGCATTAAGTCTGGTATTAAGGTCGACATTATTATACTCTTTTAAATAAACCTTCAATGCTTGGTTAATAATATGTGCGCGGGGCATCTCTTTATCTACATGAGCAGCATCTAACAACGCCCTAGTCTTGGGTGTTAGCCTAACCAAGAAACTCTTGTAATCACTAGCAGCCATAGTCTTCTCCATTCAAATCATCCTTTACTGGGTCTTTACGCCTAATAAATTTCAGGCATAACTCTACTGCAACAATCACAGGCAGGGCGCATACTATAAGAACCATAGCACCGAGAGCAAAGATTACTCCTGTAAAGAAAATTGTTTCAATTAGTTCAAACATTAGTCTTCTCCATCTACTGTTTGGTATTGTCGTCTAATAAGGTGTATGTGAACTGCATAAGACACGCACTTCATTTTGATTGCCACTAACATACACAAAGCAAGGATAACCGATGCCAGTCCAATAAGAGATAAAACAGTAATTACACTAATCATTATATTCAACCTATATCTAAAGTATAACGGAGTCTAACATAAGTTCTTGCAAAAGGGAAACATGTGTGTATAATAACTAATACGGGGCCATTACCCAGCCCTTGCAAATGTAGCTACGACAGATGCAGATAAACATAGTGAATGGTAGAGTTCTCCTTAAAAGCTAGTAAGTATCTAGCAAGTATATCGGGGCTGTGAACTACCAGAGGCATAAATAATAAGCCTTAACTTAGATAAACGAGAGTAGCCACCTTCGGGTGTTTTCCAAATAAATTAATGTTTATTCGGGTTAGGTTCTATACACTCTTAAAATGATGAAGAAACTTCCAAAACAAATACCAGTTAGTAAAAAGATAATCTGGCATCCAATAAAGTTACCACCGATTAATCTCTATACAGTTGCAAAAAAGTAACGAAAAATTGCTTATAGTCCCCCTACGGTAGGCGGAGGGGTGGGGGGCAAAGGGGTGCCTCTTCTGAGAGAGCGTGCCATACTCTTTCTTCTACGCACTACCATGATTAATTAAATTCTACTGATACCCTCACCATATATAAGCCTTCTTACTTCTCACTCACACCAAGCCACCTATACCTTGAACGCTTCAACTACTTCTGATTCAGTCGAACCGATAGTAATGAGATGTTCAAGCTTCAACAGATCTGCATCAGTCTTGATGAAGTGATTGACAGCTAGTAGAGCCTGATCGAATTGTATACCTGTATCAATAACGGACTGCTTGTTATCTCTCACCTTACTGGCTGCGTTAACTACTTCTCTCTTTGCTGCTCGCTTCATAGTTTCTTCTTCCCGATTAATGATTGATTCTATTGATACCCCGCTGTTACTCTCTTGTGTTCTTAAATCTATGTCTTCATCATATATAACCCGCTTAAGACTTCCTCTTAATGCCGTATAACCTTTTCTTACCTGCTCGAAGTATCCAAGCTTCTCTAACTTCTTAAGTGTTCTGGACACGCCTGGCGTGCTAACACCTCTTAGCTTAGCAATGGTTGAGTGCGCCACGAACGTGAACCCGTTAGGTGAGCAATATGAACACAAAGCAATTAGATTGATTAGATCACCTCTTGTTAGCCTTTTATCGTGCATTGCTCTTAGCGGTATTACACTGAATCGCCGCGCGTCTGGCTTTTTCTCTTTTAAGTCTATGCTTGGTTTGCTTGGTATCTTAAACGGTGTCATATATTACATATTATCATTTAATTGCAATTAACTGTTGACATGCCTATTTGATGAGTTTAAGATTGAGTCATTCCCTAGCGGAATACTACAATTTAAAACACTATATAGGAATCGTCAAAATGAAAACAGTAATCAACAAAGTAGATCTAGCAATTGCCAAAGCGCAACTCGTTAGCTTTATACTAGCAACTCGTAAAGATTCCAAAGCGGTGATATAAATGACACAAATTAAAATCTCAGTCGCTTTGTTCTTTACTTTAAACTCTTTGTATGTTGCCGACTTGTTCGGTGTGGGTTTGGGGGTTTTTTAGCATGAAACACGATTATCCACTTTACATTATTCTAATCATTCTTTTATGGCTTTGTTTTGACGCTCTCGAATACGCTTTAATTAATTCGCCAATGTTGAAATGAGGGTTTTTTACTAAAGCATTTTAACAAGTGCTTTATTGGACTGATCCAAGTCACTACAATATAACCTTTGAGGATACAATTATTATGCAAGCCCACCTGACTAAAATATCAAGCAATAGAAAGACTGGCCCTATTCCAGTGACAACAACAAGCAAGGGATCTTGCCCGCCTTCATGCCCATTAAAAAATGCTGGCTGCTATGCAGAAGATTTTCATTTAAATATGCATTGGCAAGCCGTGACCGATGAAAAGCGCGGATCTTCTTGGGACCAATTCTGCTCTGACATTGCTAAACTACCACGGGGCCAATTATGGCGGCACAATCAGGCTGGAGATCTTGTTGGCCGCAATAATGTTATTGATTCAGAGGCCCTCAACAAGCTAACAAAAGCAAACAAAGGTAAACGCGGCTTTACCTATACGCATTACCCGTTATTAAATAACGAGGCCAATAAAGCCAGTGTAATAAATGCAATTGAAAACGGTTTTATTGTCAATGCTAGCGCAAACAATGATAATGAGGCCATGGCCCTATTTAAAGCAGGCTTGCCCGTTGTAACAATAGCCACGCAAAATAAGCCATATAAACTAGCAAACGGGGTCCAAGTAGCTATTTGCCCCGCGCAAAAATCAGAAGGCATGACATGCGCGAAATGTCAATTATGTGCAGTAAAAGAGCGCAATTATGTCATTGGCTTTATACCGCATGGCACAAAGGCCAAAAAAGTTATTGCAATAACGGCCATTCATTAAACAATCAATTTAAGATAGGAATATATAACATGAAAATTACAATTTATGCAGATTCTGGCCACGCATGGGCCAAAGTAAACAAGACCTTATTAAACAAGTTAGGCATTACGGACCAAATAAGCAGCTATAGTTATATGCGAGGCGATAAGGCCTACTTAGAAGAAGATTGCGACCTTGCAAAATTGGTTAATGCGCTAACAGAAAACAATATTAATTTTTCTTTTAATGAACGGCGCACGGATAAAACAAGTAAAATAAGATCTTATACAAGATATTATAATTAACACAATAAAACCACAATGGAGATAATACAATGACTACTACTACATATAACGGCTGGACAAACTATGCAACATGGCGCGTTAATCTTGAATTGTTCGACAATTTTATTACTGATGGATACCCTACAAATACATATGAATTATGTAACGATAGAATGTAAACAAGATAAGGGATTAATCAAAAATGAAACATGATTATGCTTTATATGGTATATTGGTAATACTTATTTGGCTTTGTGTAGACGCATTAAACTACGCGTTATTAAACTCACCAATGCTAAAATAACTTTCTAACAAGGCCTTTCAACGAGGGTCTTGTCGGGCAAGTTAAGCCGAACGATAAACACACAATGGAGCAATTACAATGGTACAAACAATTGATGAAACAAGGTTTTTAGATGCTTTTTCAAGCATTAGACCTGATAATTTTAGTTATGCAGGCTTGTCGATTTTGTGGGAATACTTTGAAACATATGAGAATGATACAGGGGCTAAGATAGAGTTAGACGTTATTGCTATTTGTTGCGAATACTCTGAATCTAGTTTAGCAGACCTTATTGATAGCTATAGTTTAGAGTCGGACACCTCTGCTAATGAAGCGTTTGTTTGGCTATCATCTGAAACTATGGTTTGTGGTAGGCATGTAAAAGAAGGTGTGACTTTTTACATTTACCAACAATTTTAAGCCAACAATGGAGATATTACAATGCTATACCAAACGAAAATAGAAAACGTGGAATTAGATGTTTATTACGACCTATTGAAAACCACCGAAACGAACGAATCAGGTGAACGTCAATTCATATACGACATCGATTTTAATAGTATCGAAGCTATTAACGATACAGTCAATCTAATGTCAATAATAAGCGAGCATATTTTATTGATTATTGAAACTGAAATAATTGCCTGTGAGAGAAATAAATAATTAACCTATGCCATCATATAGCCACGGACGTTTAATCGCGTTAGGTGGCTATTATGAGCATTTGAACACTATATAGAAAGGCAACCATGCACTACTATTCACACAATATTGCGGATTATCGAAAAGATACGGGCCATTTAACGCCAATTGAGCATTTTATATATCGCTCGTTAATTGATTGGTATTATCTGGACGGAAAACCAATACCTTTGGAAACCGAAACGGTTTTAAGGCGAGTAGGTTTAGATTCTAAAATGTTAAAAGATTTAGAAAATGTCTTAAATGATTTTTTTACAAAGTCCAAAGATGGGTATCATCAAAAACGAATTGATATGGAGATACGAGAATACAATCTAAAAGCAGTGGTGAACCGTACCAATGGAAAGCTAGGCGGAAGGCCGAAGAAAACCCAAGTGGTTATCGAAAATAACCCAAGCCTAACCGAACGCAAAGGCAACCATAAACCATTAACCAATAACCAAGAACCATTAACCATTAACCAAACATCAAAATCTAGTGCAAAAGCCGCCATTGATAATGGCTTTGATATATTTTGGAATTCTTATCCTAGAAAAATAGGAAAAGATAAGGCGAGGACGCTGTGGAAAAGCAAGAAGCCAAATTTGGAAATTGTGCTAAAAGCAATTACTTGGCAAGTTAATTCTAAAAGCTGGCAGGATGGGTTCATACCTAACCCGTCAACATATTTGAATCAAGGTCGATGGAAAGATGAACAACCAGATGAAGGGAAACCATTTTGATATACGATGAAGACGCAAAAGATTTTAGTGAAATGCTAGACGCTGTTTGGGGTTCTTATGGACGCAAACAACCTGATAAACCGACTAAACGATACTGGTTTGACAAGCTTATGAAATACCCTCTAGGTGATGTTGGCAAAGCATTTGATAAACACGTTAATTCTAATCGTGAGTTGCCACAGATTATAGACATTGACAAACTTTGCAAGCCAGCGCATTTTGCCATTACTCATGAGCCAGTTGTTATTGACTACGCTAAGAGTAAAGAGAACGCCAGTAATGTTAAAAAGCTAGTGGCCAGCAGTATGAAAGTAGTGAAGACGGGTACGGAATGGGCAGATAAGATTCTAGCTAACCCACAAAACTACCCAGCACTTTCAATCAACTATGCAAGACAAGTTAAGAAGGGAATAAAACGTGATGCAAGATAAGACGGTTAATCAATTTTTAAATGAACTTGGTGCAGCTGGTGCTGATTTTACTTTTCGAGCAAGAAATGGTGATATGACAATCAGAGGCGAGTGCATTATCCTGAGTGATGGCAGTCACAAGATAACAACGAAAGTTGTGACATCCATTGCTGAAAGCAGACAACGAATTAAGGAGATATTGAAATGACTGATAAATTTGATAAGCCAAAAGAGTACACAAAAGGTTTTGTAGATGGTCATGCGGTTGTATTTAACCACGCTGTAGCTGAGTTATATGCCCTACGCGCTGAGAATTTTAAACTAAGACTTTTACTAACTGATACACAAGAAGCGATAGCACTAGAAACATTAAAGAAAGGTGGTAAGTGATGATTGAGATTAGCAATGCAAGTGCTTTTTTTCTAGGAATGTTATCAGGATTTGTCATACTTTACCTGGTGATTAAAATTCTAGCAGAACGCTCTAGGAAAAGTAAGCATAAGTAGTTGACAGATATGTAACGGATATGTAGAATAGCAATTGAAACACAATTAGGAGTACATAATGAGTGAAGCACAATTTCAAGCAGAAGTAACAGACGAACTTAAACAACAGGAGATCACAATGAAGACTTACAACGAATTAAAGACCATTAACGTAAACGTACACACAGAACTCAAAGGTAAATTAACTTACCTCTCATGGGCTTGGGCTGTAGATAAATTACTAGAGAATGACCCGATGGCAACATGGGAATTTCCAGAGCCAAAATACTTTGGGGAATCAGTAATGGTTTTTTGCAACATCACAGCATTGGGCAAGACCATACGTATGCAGTTGCCAGTGATGGATAATTATAACAAGGCTATTAAAAACCCAGACTCACGCAGTATTTCAGACTCAACCATGCGCTGTTTAGCTAAATGTGTAGCTTGCTTTGGCATTGGCTTGTATATTTATGCTGGCGAAGACTTACCAAAGGCAAGCATTGATGATGTTCTTGCTGAGTTAGGCAAGGCAAAAGATAATGACAAGCTAAAAGAAGCATACAAAAAAGCAATGACGGAATGTAATGGCGATAAAGAATCTATGGAGCAAGTTAAGAAGCGTTCAATCGAAATAAGCGAACTCTTAAAAGCTGGGAGTGAATCATAATGGACACAATTACTCAAGGTTCACCTGAATGGCATAAACTGCGCTTAGGCAAAGTGACTGCCAGTAGAGTTTCTGACTGCATAGCACAGATTAAAACAGGTGAGGCAGCTAGTAGGTCAGATTACAGAATAGAACTCGTTACAGAGCGTTTAACAGGCAATGCAACAGAAGGCTTTACTAATAGCCACATGATGCGCGGGATAGAACTAGAGCCTCAAGCACGAGTGGCTTATGAACTTAAAAACAACTTGTGGGTAACTGAGGTTGCTTTTGTTGACCATCCCATTATTGCAATGTCTGGTGCTAGTCCTGATGGGTTGGTTGTTAGTGATGGGATGTTAGAAATTAAATGTCCAGCACCTAAAACACACATTAAATATTTACTTGATGGGCGTGTACCAGCCAAATATAAGAATCAGATGGCATGGCAGATGGCGTGTACTGGGCGCAATTGGGTGGACTTCATGTCTTTCTGCCCTGAGTTACCTTGGAATATGCAGTCGTTTATTATTCGCTATGAACGTGATGACGATTTGATTGCAGAATTAGAATCAAAAGTAAATGAATTTAATAATGAAGTTTCAGAAGTGATTAAAAGATTAGAGGGACTTTAATGCAGTACGAGAAAATGAATTTGGTTACAAAGCACGGTCAAGTAAAAGGTGCAGACGGAACACTAAGACCCAACTGGGTTAAGGTGGGTGAAACCCATGAAACGCGAAACGGTGGAATCAGCTTTAAGATTGATGTTTTGCCAGTGGATTTTGATGGCTGGATTAATTTAGCTTTACCAAACGAAGACTTTAATTATTAGGAGATATGAACATGAATACATTATCAGCAATAGGAAACTTACCAAGAGATGCAGAACTTCGCTTCTTACCTGACAGCACACCAGTATTAAGCTTTAGCCTAGCATTAAGTAGTGGCTACGGAGATAAGGCACAGACAGATTGGCTAGACTGTAGCTTGTTTGGCAAACGTGGTGAATCATTAGCAGCTATTCTTACCAAGGGAATTAAGATTGGTGTTACTGGTGAGCTTTCAACCAACAAGTATAAGACAAAGGAAGGTGAGGAAAGAACTTCATTGCGCTTGCGTGTAAATGCAGTCACGCTGACAGGCAACAAGTCAGAAGGTAGTGCGGATGTATCTAGTAACGTAAAACGTAACGCAAAGACAGAACCTAAATCAATTGACGATATAGAATCTGAAATACCATTTTAGCATAAGGGACATACCATGATTAAAACTATGATTAATAAAGATATGTTTATTCAACAATTATTAAAGGTGTGTAGACAGCCTATGCTGTTGATAGATTTGTCTACGAAACTAGACACAAGCTACTCAACGGTATACAAGTACATGAAAATCTTAGAAAAAAATCACAAGATTATTAAAACACTTGCTAAAGATTCAGGCACTAAGAAGTTTTTATACACAACATCTGATGACGTTACAACATCCAATATTGATAGCAGTAAATTTGTTAGACAATTAACACAAGCAAGGGACTGTGATGCTGTAACGCGCAAGCATAAGATAACAGACGAGGGAGTTGTGGTTAAGAATGGTGCAAGCACTATCGTTCGTGGCTTTGACGGCTATCATTCTAAAAGCAACAAAAGCAAAACTAGCGATAGAACGTATGTTAGTGGCAGCACACTGGAAGGGTTTTAGTAAGTAAAACAATTTACAAACAATGGAGAAACAATTATGAAAAAAGATAGCGCACTTAATAAGCAAATTGCTGGAACACATTACAAGTCAATGGCAATTCAGCCAGTAGAATTTATTACAAAAAATTCAATTGGATTTTTAGAGGGTAACATTATTAAATACGTGTGCCGTCATCACGCTAAGAATGGTATTGATGATATTAAAAAAGCAATCCATTACTGCGAGCTTTTAATTGAAACAAAGTATGGGGGAAAAGTAGAAGCACCAGAAAACGCTAAGTTCCAAGTAGGTGATCATGTTATCTCTAGTGAAAATGGCACTGGTATTGTTAAAGAGTATAACGAAAGAAAGCCTTACCCTGTTTGGGTTGTGTTTGACGCTAAATGTGGGGTTAGTTACACAGATGACGGCAGGAGCTACAAAAGCAAAACTATCACTTTAACTCACTTGGAGTTTTGAAATGAGCAAGCTTAAATCAAGGCTAATACTAGGAAGCTATCTAGGATTTTTGGTAGGATTTGCAATCATATTGTTCAATGCTACATACATACCGCAAGAACCTGTACCGACAGAGCCAGTGGTCTGTATAGTTAAGTTACACTCTGGCCCTATAGCAACACACAATTTTAAAGGAGTAGTAAAATGAATGTGTTAAAGGGAATACTTGCACTATGCACATTAGTTGGGGTGTTGTATGTAGGCTTTTGGGCAACTAAGAATTTTAGCTACTATTTTATGTATGACAGTTTGGTACAAGAAACTATTGCCAAGAATGTAAAAGCGGAATGTTTAATTATAAATAAGGAGTAGTACAATGAAAACAATATTGATAGCAGTGGCTTTATTAACAACATCAATTGGTGCTTATGCAGCATGCACCACACACACAGTGTACCAAGGTGGTAGAACTACCGTATGTACTACTTGCTGTAACTATGGCAACTGTACCACAACCTGTTACTAATGATTAAACCTGGTCGTATATCGGCAGAAGAAATGGCTAGGTTTAACATGAGGCCAACACATGACGAGCGATACAGGCTTGCAAATTTAATACGTAGTGAATTAGAATATGGCAAGGCATACGCAGAAGATGTTAAGCGATACATGAATGAAATGAAAAGAAAACAGAAGGGAACTAAGCGGTAATTAATTAACTAAGGAAGATTAACATGAAAACAATCATTGCATTGATAGCATTATCTACAGATTTGACAGCACACTCAGCAGAGAAGTTTGCAGAGATAACTAAGGGAACAACAATAACACTAACTGATTTACCCTGCACTATGTACGAATCACCGCCAGGCATTATGTTGTTTCAAGCTTACGCTGAAGACTTAGTGATTGATCAGCAAGCCAAAGGATGCTATTCAGTAACAGCAGATGGTAATGTGGTTATCAACCTAGTCAATCTATTAAACCAGAATCAGTACGGATATGTATTGCCGCAAGCTATTTTTCAAAATAGGATTTATTTTTAATGCAAACCAAGTTAAGCTCATTCTATGAAGCAATGCTTAACACTATTGTTGGTTACATCATTAGTCTTACTGCGCAACTGTTTATCTTTCCTATTTACGGGCATAGCTTTAGCTTGTGGCATAACGTGCAGATAGGGTTAATTTTTATGGCGTTGTCACTGGCTCGCAGTTACGTTCTACGCAGGTTCTTTAACGCATACATTGTTAAAGCTGCAAGAAGTCTGGAAAGAACAAAGCTCTAAGCATAGATAATGAATAGATAAATTAATAACGTTACCCTTTATAATCATACAATTAACTTTATCTGTGAATAGATATATGAATAGATAGGTTAGCATCAATGTTCGTAGCGGTCTGTTTCAATATACATGTGCAGGTCTTGTCCCTCTATGCTGATAGTGCCACGATTGGTACTGATATATATAATCTCCTCATCAGAATCAATCTCAATACCTTCAAGCTCCGACCCTAGCATACTATTGTACAGGTCATACATATCTTTTTTAGATTCAACCATTAGTAGTTGTACCTTTCTTTTACGAATCGAATAGACACTGCCATTTCATCAAAACTTCCATCATCAACTTCGTGTAATACATAGAACCCGCGATAGTGTTTGTTTCCTTGCGCGCCTAAGTAGTCTTCCTTATGCTCGTAACAAGAGCCACAGATAATTGAAGTCATTTCCTTGCCGTCTGCACGTTTACCATAGGCAATGTTCCTGCCTTGTAAGTGACCAGCAAAGCATGACATATGTTGTTTGTTAAGTGTTGCTTGGGCTGTTGTTATAGCCCTGCCCATAGTACCACTGGTAAAGTAATGAGAGTAAGCAACGCCATCAATAACAACAACGTTAAGGAATGTGTGAACTTCCCAATCTTGATACGGAAGATCATCAGTGGAAATAAGACCATCAAGCTTTCTGTCTTCATTGATTGCCCGATTGATTCTATTTTCGTGATTGCCCAGCGTCATTACATAGCGAGGATTATATCTTTTCTTCTTGTGCTTCTTGGCATCTTTGTTGTATTGGTAGATGGGCTGCATAAGGGCATCCATAGCATCTCTAGTAGCACAAATATCTTTTTGGTAGCTACGCCCTTCAAAGGATTTTAATCCCCTGTCATACGAGCTTAAAGATTCCATGTCAGCAAAGTCACCAATGCACACAATCACATCTGGTTTCTTGTCAACAATGTAGTTACCTATACATCTTAAAAATCCAAAGTCGTTTCCGTCTTTAGCTTGAACGTCAGGTATTACTAAGTGTGTCGTCATAACTTTAGAAGTTCCCTTCCACTAAGTTACTGTTAGTTATACACCTTTGCGCCAGACTTGTCAATAACCAGCATTTGCCTTCTAGGTTTTTCACCAGCCTGTGCAAATCCAATGTGAATCCATGAATTAAATTCCAAGATAAGTTGGTCGAACTCAATGCTTGATTCTGCTAACGCTTTCATAATCTTAGGAACTGTTCCAAAGCCCGGACAAGTAAAGTCAGCAGCCAATCCCTTAAGATGGTACGAAGTATCTTTGCTTCTTAACTTGCGGTTTAGTTTTAGGCAACGATAGCCACTAGAAATTCTCATTGAATTGCTATACAGCTTGGCTCTTACCGCTTCCAATCCATGAGCAAGTATCTCTAAGTTAGCTAACGCTTCAGGGGTTGGGGTATTGTCAATGCCAAGCCTTGTTGCAGTGTTGCTATCAATTAATTCAGCCAAGCTAAAGTTTGGTGTCACTTAGTAATACCCTTTAATTTTTCATAGGTTCTTAAACTAGCCATACCTAACATACCAAATGTAAGCTCCATCAATACGTCCGCATTAATCTTCGGAAGGTCTTGCTCTACACCATTAAGGTGCAATATCCAGTCAGCTATTGGGTAGCCAATAAACAGCCAAAAAAATCCGAAGGCACAACTCCATCCGATTGCAGGTCGCCAACCACTAACAAAAATGTTAGCGTGACTTGCCTCAGTTTTGTTTACTTCTATCTGAGCCAGATTAAGTTTGTTAGCGTTATCAACGAGTGAGCGTTCAATTTCTTGCTTTGCTTTTTCAGCACCAGCTTTATCAGGTATAACCTTGTCAATGACGGTGCTAATTAACGGGAGTAATATATGTAACATTATTTTCCTTTACTTTCCATTATCTTATTATGTTTCAATCTATCTTTACGTTCCAACAATTTGAATACAAGAGTAACAATCCAGCCAAGCACACCTATAACTACACCAGCCATCGCTGCGAATTCATAAGCATTTAGTCCAAAGAATATCGCCGTCCCTGCACCACCGTAAGTTGCCTTAGCTGCAATGCTAGAAATTGTATCTTGTGCTGTTGTCATTTTGGATTCTTCTTTATTTTAAGTTATCAAGTTCATCATGCTTTAGCCACTCAAAGCAATTAACGAATAGTTCAGGACGAGTAACAGCAAACCATACAAGTCTTAGGTGTGCAATTCTATTGCTAGTGTCAGCAGGTTCTTTCATAGGGGCTAGGATTATCTTAATGAATAGGAATAATCCGAATAGAGCAAAAGCTAATATGCAAAGGATGCCTACTACTGCGATAGTAATCATTTAATTGCTAGTCTAGCATCAGCACGTTTATTTGCTACTTCACTGTCAACAGGTGTGCCAGTTTCCGCGTAGCGTACTACCCACCAATCAGTAGAGGCTAGGTATGCTAATGCCTCTTGGTTAGTTGCGTTTTGTACTTTCTCAGGGGTTAAGACTGGCTGTGGAGATGGTGGAGCATCCTCATGTTCGACTACTTTGCCAGTGGATAAATTATATTCTTTTCTCATTTTATTTACTCGTATGAAATGTTAATTGAACCAGCATCAAATGTGTCTGTGCCGTTGACTGTTGTTATTCGCACTCTATCCAACTCAGCCGAGAGGGATTTAGAACCAGCCGTAACCAATATGTCAGAGGAATTACTTTTTGCTAACGCCCCTGACGCTACCCATGTAAAGTTAGATTCATTGTCAAGGGAAATGACAAGGCTGCCGTGGATTATATCTGCGGCAGATGATGACCGAATTCCAACCCCCGTTGTGTAGTTATTGTTTCCGTTCCCTCCACTTGTCAGGGTAACCCCGCTCCCTAGATACCCTAATACTTCAACACCCCCAGAATCACCAAGCTGGACAAGCTTCTCCGAAGACCCATTAGTTGATACTCCTTGAAACATAACAGTAATGCGTTTAGTTCCAGCAGGTAAGCCTGTAAAATCAATAGAAGTACCTGACGTTGTGGCAACTTCTGTTCCGAGAGTTATACCTACTACACCAGAATCAAAGTTATCACTTCCTCTTATTACGCTAGCCATTAGACTAACCCTTCAACAATAGCTTTTAACTCTGCAACGCTTTTGCCTTTAGTCGTGGCTGTCATATCTCGTAACTTTTGTTTGCTAGCTACGATAGCTGAGGTATCTCCATTAACTTCTACTGCTCTCGTGTAGTCCACATCAAGTGCTTCTAGTAAAGGCTTGCGGTATGCTCTAATAGCCGATTTGGTAATACCTTCAGCAGCTTCTCTGTTTACTTGTATCATAATAACTCCTAGTTAATATATCCGAAAGTATACCCAGTATGGATACCCTTTATTATTTGTCTGTCTATATACCGTTTACTGAAACGACCAACAAGCCTACTCTGTTTCTCCCCTACGTTTCTAGCGTAGGCTGAAATAGACATATCATAAACCTCTTTAATTAAACCGTCTGGGTATTTGATGTACCAAGGTTTAAAAACTTTAGTTAATTTACCTAAATGTGTTTTAGACATCTTGTCTCTAGTTTCTTGAGAGGCTTTACCACCTTGTTTAGCCTTAGACATATTATAATTATGTTCAACACTTCTAGCTGGCTTTGGCACGCCTGTTAATGCTTTGCTTATTTTAGCTTTAATCTCTTCTGATATAATACGACCAAAAGCTTCTTTAGCTCTACGTGCAACATCTTCTTTATTGTGCTTATACCCCGAAGGGCCTTCTCCACCTTCAGTCATATTAGCCAATCTAATACCAATAGCTTTAATACGCTTAATCAGACCTTTCTCCAACTCAAAAGCGGTAGCTTCATCTGAACAAGGTAAGAAGCCAGTCAGTATACTTTCACTGCCGTGTTTACTGACAATGTTTGAATGGTAGAGGTTGTTTCTTTTTAACTTACGCATACGCTTTTCTGTACCCTTACCTACATAAAACGGTGTACCATCAGGACGACAATGAAGATAAGCACCAAACACAGTTTCCATTAATCAATATCCTTTGTAATCTCTGTTGCTTTGGAGTTATTTACTGTAATCATTTTGTTTCCTTTATTTGAATATTGCAACAAATAATTGCGGGTAGTCTTCAAGTATGTTAGATATTGACCTACAAGCTAACTCAACTGCCGTAGTAGAAATTATACTAACTCCTATCATACGGTTTCCAGAAGGGGACGCTCCTGCAGCACCCAATCCAGAATGTGAAGCAACAGGGACATAATTAATATCACTCATAGCATTTGTAATGTTTACAGTATAATCACCAGTCCCTCCATCAGTAATGCTCGACACGTTGTAACTACCCCTGATTGCTACAGCTCCTGTACCATTGAAGTTTACCCATGCACGACATAACCTAGTTTCTACAGAATCACCACCTAGAGTAGGTATAGCACCTGTACTGGTTTCAAAATTGTCTGATATTACTGAGCTAGTCATTACGCTTTCACCTTCCAGCTAGATACATCTGTTTCTTCCCAAGCATCTCTAAATGTTCTGTCAGATGGTACGTCATTAGCGTCTACAATCTTATACTTAGAGCCAACTGGTACATCTTTTAAACAGAACTCTGCTGTTGCGTCAGGTGCTGGAACGATGACTCCAATAGAAGCCCCGTTGTTATTTGTAATTAAAATTCTTTGTGTCATTTTGTTTTCCTTAAATTGGGTTTGGTTAGCGGAAGACGGCAACTGATACAACACCAGAATCAAAAGCGGCATTGGCTCTAAATATTTTTACCTCTGCGGTACTTGTGTCTACTGGAGTTGTTTCCATACCAGACGTTGTAGTCGTTCCTATTTTCATAGTAGATAAAATTGCATAATCAGCATCTGGCATTGCTGTTGTAAAGTTTACTGTATAATTACCAGTTCCATTATCAGTAATTGAACTTACGTTGTAAGATGCCCTAATAGCCACAGTTCCTGTGCCATTAAAGTTAACCCAAGCCTTACAGACTCTTGTATTGTTTACATCTACAATCTCATCTGTGTTTAAAGTCACACCACCTTTGGTTAAGGTGTCTACTGTTATATTAGAAGCCATTATGCTGCCTCCCTATTAAATTTATAAACCCTATTAGCACTGTTTTCTTTAGCCGTTACCAATCTAAGGTTAGAAATATTATTGTTATCCTTACGCCTATCAATATGGTCAATTTGAAGTTTGTCATCGATAGACCCGTTATGGTAAATCCAAACTAACCTATGTGCTGGGTATAAAACATTATAGATTTTTATGTTTCTATATCCAGAATGGTGTAACCCTCCCGCAACTTCACCAAGAGGCGCTCGGCTTAGTTTGCTTGGCCTTTGCTTCCATACTAACTGCCCTCCGCTATAATCGAATAGCTCATGGAGTAGTGCTTGCTCTAGTGTTATCTTATTCGCTTTCATTATATTACAATCCACCTTCCATTAACCGTTACAGCGTATGTATCAGCAACTGCAATATCACCAATAGACATCCCATTTGTACCTAACGGTATTGTTATATTTTCACTGATAGTTTGTGCATTTGTTCTAATAATACTATCCGTACCAAGACTAGGACCACCACCTGTTACATCTTCCCATGTTGCATCCGTACCATCGGTCTGTAAATACTTACCTGCATTACTGGTTTGAGTAGGTAAAGGCTCAGCTGAGGCAGCACTTGCAGCAGCATTTGTTTCGCTTGTTGAGGCATTGCTTGCAGATGTAGCCGCATTACTTTCACTGGTGGCTGCATTACTTGCAGATGTGCTTGCGTTACTTGCAGATGTAGCTGCATTTGTTTCAGCAGTTTCCGCATTTGTTTCTGCTGTTTCAGCGTTAGTTTCTGCTGTTTCTGCATTTGTTTCAGCCGTTTCTGCTGCTGCTTGCGCTGCTTCTGCTGCCGCTTGAGCCGTTGCTGCTGCTGCTGCATCAACTACTAATGCCCATTTTGCAACGTCAGTATTTGAGCTAATCGGCAATGCTCCAGTAGAAGTATGGGCAGTAATAACAAGATAAATATTACTGTTTGTTGTATCTTTAACAATGTCGCGATTCTGGAATGATGTATCAGCAGCCCAATTTCCACGCCAGTTACCAATAGGGTCGCCAGCAATAGGGTTACCATCACCATCAAACGCTAGTGTCTTGCCAGCACGAGCAGTATCAATTGGCAACACCATGTTAATAGTAGTCGGATCAGTAACAGGTGCTTTGATAGAACGTTCAGCAGTTTCCGCCACTTGTTGAACAAGGATTGTTTGAGAATCCATTTCATCATTAAGCGTATTAGCAAAGAAGTCACCACCAGTAGTAAAGTCTGTGGTACGCTCTACAGCCCGTGAGCCAACAATAGTGATGCGATTGCTGCCAGCAGCAGGAACGACTAATGTAACCGATCCTGTGCCAAGTAACGCGCTAATTGTTACTGTGTAATCTGTTGTTAATGTCAGAAGTGCGTCATCTTGATACACATTAATATCTGTGTTTTCCAGCACTTCAAACTCGAAAGCATACGGTCCTGCACCAGCAGAGCCAGTGTAGACTACTCTCCTTGCTACGTTACTTATTGGATAATCTGCCATTCTTAATTTACTCCGCTTGGTCGTTTCAGTGTACGTTTAATTTCATTAACTTTTTCTTGAATCCTGCGTCTTAAAGCAAATGACTGTTCGCTGTCACCATTATATAGTTCATACCTTGCCTTTTCAAATGCTATTTGAAATATGCTTTCTACTGCCTTTTCTCTACCATCCGCAGTCCCGTTTATAAAATGAGATTTATCTGCAATATTAACAACCTGTTGCTTCAAAGTAAATCCTTTTGAATTTTCTTGGTTAGCAAGTTCTAATAGCTTATCATATTCATCAGCTGACAATTTAACAGACGCTGGGATTTCTCTTGTTTCCCCATTAATTTCTACTCTAACAGTTTGCTCAAAAGTTTTTGGTGGCTTTTTAGAATCGACTCCAGCCAATGTCATTATTTCAAATGCTTTATCTTCCTTACCTGCTGAAACCCTCATGCCAGAAATTGAATTTAAATGTTTTTCAGTTTCATTAAATATAGTTTTAGTTGGTGTTCCATAGCTTGTGCCAGATGTTAAATCCATTTGCTGCCCATACCCAGCAACAATTCCAGCAATTCCGTTAGGCAAATCAGGGTCAACAGGATATTCACGTTTGGTTGGATCAAGATTTTGAAACAGTTGTTTTCTTAAACCACTCATTGGAACAATAGCGTTCCAGCCGTTATCAACAGCCCACGCCATAGAATTATTAATTGCATCGGTAAATATTGTTTCAGAAGCAAATAATTTAGGGATGCTTGACCCAAACTCCTGAATACCTTGAAGCATAGGCTGTTCTAAAGCAACTGAATACATCCCAAGACTTGCAGCAGCAGCAGCTCCAAGCACATCACCTTCTTCTAACTTGTTCACATTTTCTGCGTAAATTGCACCAATCCCAAGACAGTAACCAACTGTACTTAATCCAGAATACGATCTAAATAATTTACCTTCATACTCCCCCGTGCCTAAGCTCCAGTTGTTTGATTGCCCAAATTTAGCTTCAGCAATTTTCATACGGGCTTCATAAGATAAGCCCTCTGAGTTTGAAATATCCTCAACTCTTGAAAAAGGCAATGCCCCTTGTGCCAACCACCTTTCTCTCTCAGCTTTATCTGAAGGACCAGCTCCAGTGGTATTACCTTCTAACGCATAGTTAGCACACATTGCAATTGCCCCTGTGCCAATAGCTACGCGAGAAGTTGCTAAATCTCTTTTTAGATAATCACCAGAATTTAAATCCTTTAAGATATCATCTTTAGTTTTAATAAGGTTTTTTTGAAAGTCTGAGACATAATCTGGTGCGCCATCTAACGCTTTATAAAGCGCACTTGGGGCATCATAAAGAACCTTTAATGGAGTTCGATTTACAGCTTGAATAAAATCATTCATTGGAGTAACTAAGAAAGGCATGTGCGCCTTCATCATTACCCCAATTGGATTCTTCATTGACGTAAGCTTGTCTAACACTTCGGTGGTTTTACCAGCAGCAGTGTTAGTGTCAGGTTTTGATTCAAGTCCCCAGTAACGAGCTTCTTGCAAAACGTCATCTGGTGGATTTTCAAATGTTTCTCTGCTGGCTTGAGTAAACGCATCAAAAGCTTCGTCTTCCGTCTTGCCTAAATCTATTGCTAACTCTTGTGCTGCAATGCCTTTTCGCATAGCAAGGGATTCTAACCCCATTTGGTAATGTACTCCTTTAGTAAACTCACTCACAGTTAAAACTGAACGTCCACCATAGGCAGATGCAAAGTTATATGAACCAGCCATAAATTTAACTATTGCATTTGATGCTGGGTCAATGTCAAAAAAATCTGGTCTTACTTGCATATCAAGGCGATTCCGCCCACCAATACCAGATGTTTTGTTTTTCCAAGCATAACTAGCTGCACCAAGTCCATGTTTAATTCCAGCATGTAAGGATGCAATTTGTGCAATGCTTTCCCCTGCATAAGTTTTATTTTTAGAGCCAATACCAACAAGACCCCTGACGCTTCCAACACCCCAAGCTCCAAGCGTTTCTGCTGGTCTAAGCACCACTCTTGGAAGGTCACCTGCAACAATCCTGCCTAACGTTGCTGTGCCTGAAACCATACCGCTAACAAGTGTGCCAAGCATACCTTGCACTTTCCCAGTAGCAGCAGCATCAATAAGTTTTCTTTGTTTGGCTGGGTTTCCTTCATTAGCTTTATGAACTTTAAAGAATCTTTCTATGTCTTCTTTTGATTTGAATACGTCATTTATTTGTTCAAATTCAACACCTGCTACTGGCCTCATTTTTAATATACCAAATGATTGAGCTAAATTTGTTCCATATCCTTTTACAGAGCGCAACACTAAGCTATTAAAAGCAATTGCTTTTACTGCTGTCTGATAGTCATCATTAGTAGCAACACCATTAAGAACTTTTGTACCAATGTCATTAAGCTGTTTTGCACTCCATTCTTCAGCAAGAACAACCCTGTATGAGTTTTCAGGAGTAACGTTTACATTGCCGCCAGTAAGCTGTTTAATAAAATCTGAGTCAAATCCTTTGCCTTCTATTTTTTTTGCAATATCGGTATATGATACATTTTTTGTTACAATATTTGCTTGTGAAGCAATAGCATCTAAAGCTGGGGCTAAATCGCCAGCCCTAGCTAAGTTAAACACTTGGTCTGGTGGTAATAACTCTTTAGGTAAATTTTCACCTTTAACCACTTTAGGTAATTTTTCTAATTTTTTCTTTGATTTTTTAATTGCAGAATTTAATTCTTCTGGCGTAATAATGGGTTCTTGGTCTAATTTTTTATTAATGTCAATAGGTTTAGGCTGAACATTTTCTGTAGCTCCAAGAGTTACTTCCGTCAATGCAAGGTCGTTATCAGGTTGAGTTGTTGCTTCAATTAATTCTTTAGCTTCGGTTTGATTTTTAATATCATCTGCCGTTTTTGCAATTGATAATTTTTCTTCTGCACTAATCTTTTTAATTGTAGGTTGAAGTTTTCTACTTT